AAATGGCTATTTTACAAGAGCTATGGAAAAGACGGTTTCCTATGCTGGTGGCAAACCGTGGTGCCGGGAAAACGTTTATTATTGGATTATATTCTTGGTTAAAAGGTATATTATTTAATAATACAAAAATAGTTGGTGCTGGTGCAGCTTTTCGTCAATCTAAATTAATCTTTGAAAAGATGGAAGATATATGGAATAATGCTGACGTATTAAGGTCTATTTGTGATAGTAATAGTGGACCAAGACGAGAAATTGATAGATGTACTATGAGAATGAATACTAGCACGGCTGTCTTTTTACCTATTGGTAATGGAGAAAGAATTCGTGGTCTACGTGCCTCAATTATTCTTGCCGATGAAATGGCATCTATTCCTCCAGAAATTTATGAAACTGTTATTGCTGGTTTCGCTGCTGTTTCATCTAATCCAGTACAACAAGTAAAAGAAGCAGCTAGACGAAAAGCTATGAAAGAACTAGGAATTTGGGATAAAAGAAACGAAGAATTATATGCTGAGAGATCTGGAAACCAAGCGATTATAACTGGAACAGCATATTATTCTTTTAATCATTTTTATGAATATTGGCGTAGATATTGTAATATTATTAATTCTAAAGGAGACGAAAGAAAATTAAAAGAGATATTAGGTGGTGAGATTCCTAATGGTTTTAATTGGAAAGATTATTCGGTTATTCGTATTCCTTATGAATTAATGCCAGAAAATTTTATGGATGAGCAGGTTGTAGCAAGAGCAAAAGCAACTGTTCATAGTAGTATTTATTTAATGGAATATCAAAGTATATTTGCGACAGATTCAGATGGTTTTTTCAAACGATCACTAATAGAATCTTGTGTAACCAACGATATAAAACCAATCTTAATTAATGGACAAAATATTATTTTTGAGCCAATGACTCGCGGAAATCCCACTAAAAAATATGTCATTGGTGTTGATCCAGCATCAGAAAAAGATAACTTTTCAATAGTAGTTTTAGAATTAAATCCAGATCATACTAGAATTGTTTACTGTTGGACAACAACTAGACAGAACTTTAAAAATAGACAGAATTTAGGTATGACAGACGAACATGATTTTTATAAATTTTGTGCTAGAAAAATTAGGGATTTAATGTTAGTATTCCCAACAGAAAAAATAGCTATGGATTCGCAGGGCGGTGGTATTGCTGTTAGCGAAGCATTACATGATCCAGCTAATTTAAAAACTGGAGAACATCCAGTATGGGAAATAATAGATCCAGAAAAAGAAAAGGATACGGATCATAAACCAGGACTTCATATTCTTGAATTATGTAATTTTGCAAAAGCTGATTGGACAAGAGATGCAAATCATGGATTAAGAAAAGACATGGAAGATAAAATATTATTATTTCCACGATTTGATTCTGTTAGTTTAGCATTAGCGGCAGAAGAAGATGCAGAAAAAGCTAGATTATTTAAAAATAAAACAGGAAAAAATTTAGATGTATTTGACACACTAGAAGATTGTGTCTTGGAAATAGAAGAACTTAAAAATGAATTATCTACCATCACTGTTACTATTGTTGGTACTGGTGTAAATGCTAGGGAAAGATGGGATGTTCCAGAAATAAAATTACCTGGAAATAAAAAAGGTAGAATGAGAAAAGATAGATATTCAGCTTTGGTTATGGCAAATATGATTGCTCGTAGTATTCAAAGAGCCGAATTACCAATTCAATATAGCTTAATTGGTGGAGCTAGTAAAGATTTAGTGGCTAAAAAAGAAAAAGGAACTAAACCTGGGCAATTATATCATGGACCAGACTGGTTTACTTCTGGTGGATGGATGAAAAATATAGGTAAGGTTGTTAGGAAATAATGGTGTATAATTAATTAAATTAAAAATATACCTAATCGGATTAAAGAAAATATGCCAAGACCAAAGAAAAAATCACCAGCAGAACTAAAACTATTAGATGTAAAAAATACACCAGTACAATATTATGTTCAACTTGATTCTGGTACAGAACAAGAAAAAACTAAGGCTTTTGAACAATTTTCTAAAGCTACGGATTCATATCGTGGTATTTATAGATCTAAAGCTTTATATGATGATTATTCAAATTTACAAACAAACGTATCTGGTCGTCCGGGTTTAGATCGTTCTGATTATAATAAATTTCGCCCGCAAGAAGCAGTACCAGATCGTCATTCCGATATAATGAATATGTGTAATAATGTTTATCATAAAGTTGGATTAGTTCGTAATGTTATTGATTTAATGTCTGATTTTGCTAGTCAAGGTATTAGGCTTACACATCCTAATAAAAAGATAGAAAAATTTTATAGAAATTGGTTTAAAAAGGTTAACGGAAAAGAAAGATCTGAGAGATTTTTAAATATTCTTTATAGACTTGGCAATGTTCCGATTAGAATACATACAGCAAAATTAACACAAAAGCAGAAAACTACGCTTTTTACAACTCACGCAAAAATAAAAGCCAAAGAACCAAGTTTACCAGAAACACCAAACTCTAAAGAAATCCCCATAAAATATATATTTTTAGATCCAGCTTTATTAGAAATAGTTGGTGGATCATTAGCATCTTTTGTTGGAAAACCAGTATATGCTATAAAATTACCAGGAAATCTTACTTATATAATATTATCACCAAGAACACCAGAAGAAAAAGCTTTGGTTGCTGAATTACCAGAAGATATTAAAAAAGCAGCTAAAAGTAATATGCCGGTTATTCTTGAGCCTGATAAAACTTTAATGTATTATTATAAAAAGGATGATTGGTGCGAATGGGCTAAACCCATGATTTATGCTATCTTAGATGATATTATTACTTTTGAAAAATTAAAATTAGCAGATAGAGCTGCATTAGATGGCGCTATTTCTAATATTAGGATTTTTAAATTAGGTAGTATGGAATATAAAATTGCGCCTACTGATGCGGCTGCTGAAAAATTAGCAGAGGCACTTCAGGCTAATGTTGGTGGTGGAAGCATGGATCTAATTTGGGGTCCAGATATTGAATTAATTGAAAGTAAAACTAATGTTCACCAATTTTTAGGCGAAGGTAAATATACTCCACACTTAAATAATATTTTTGCTGGATTAGGTATTCCGCCTACATTAACTGGTTCTGGTGGAAGTGGTGGTACAACCAATAATTTTATTTCTCTAAAAACATTAATTCAAAGATTACAATATGGACGTGACCTATTAGTTGACTTTTGGGAAAAAGAATGCATTAAAGTACAGAAAGCTATGGGATTTAGATTTGCGGCAAAAGTTGAATTTGACGTAATGAATCTTGGCGACGAAGTTGCAGAAAAGGCGTTATGGATTCAATTAGCAGATCGTAACCTTATCAGTGATGAATTATTACAAATGAGATTTGGTGCCGATCCAGATATTGAAAAAATTAGAACAAGTCGTGAAAACAGAGAAAGAACAGTGAATAAAAGACCAGAAAAAGCAGGACCATTCCATGATCCACAATTTGGTCAAGCACTTAAAAAGATTGCTTTACAAACTGGTGTTTTATCGCCAAGTGAGGTTGGATTAGTTGATACAGAGAAAAGAGATCATCTTAAAACCCTTGAGAAAAAAGACGGGGAATTATCTTTGGTTGAAAATAATAATAAACAAATGGATAAACAACTTAAAGAACAACGTCGTCAACAAAAAGAACAGGGGACAAAACCAAGTGGACTTACTAAAAATAAAAAAGTACAAAAACCTACTAAGACGGGTACTCCTGGTCGTCCTAAGAATAAGAAGGATACGCAGAAACGCAAAACGCCTAAATTCCGCCCTAAAACAAGAGCGGCATTAGAAGTTTGGGCAAAAGCCGCACAAGATAAAATTAACAATGGACTAAATTCTTTCCTGCTTCAAAAATTTAATAAAGCTAACTTTCGTCAGCTAACCGATAAAGAAGTAGAAATGGCTGAAGTTTTAAAAATGGGTGTATTATTTAATTTAGATCCATTTAAAGAAGTAAACGAAGAAACAATTAAAGCAGCTTTAGCTAAACCGTTTTCTTCTAAAATTCGCACGGTATATAATACTTGGGCTAATGATTTATCGCTAAGATTGAATCGTAAATTAACCTTTGAGGAAAATCGTAATATACAAACATATCTATATTCCTATATTTATTCTGGAGAGACAAATGAAAGTTAGTGTTGAATTTGATACCAAAGATAAAATGATTTCTGCAAAGATAGATGGACAAGAAATTGCTAATCTATATTCAATAATATTTTATACATATGATGGAAAAGCTAATTTTGAATTATGTACAAATGAAATGAATGAAGCTGAAAAAATGTATTCAGTTACTAGAATTTATGCAGAAGAAAAAGATGAATTAGTTATAAAAGAGCCAGAATTACATAAGTTAATAGCAAAAGAAATTTTTGGTGTATAACTCGTTAGTCATATAAGATTTACCACAAAAAATAAAAAAAATGATTAATCAAATACCAATATATCAAGCAGAACGAACAGTAGCGGGATTAGCTGAAAAAATACAAAAACTAAATTCCGTTGCTTATTTATGCCCTATTATTAATTCTGCACCTTTTCCTAATTTTGCTGTTGCTCAAACAATATCTGAATTAGTGGTTGGATCTGAATCCGATACTGATTTATATCGAACAAAATCTATTTTAGTTAGCACAAATTGGAATAAAAATGATGATGTATTTGATAAGTTTCAAGTATGGGTTGCAAGAAATACTCCAAGTCATAAGCCAACTAATATTGGTCATGATGAACATCAACTTTGTGGTCATATAACTAATACATGGGCTATAGATTCTGAAGGTAAGATCATTGCTGATAATATAGATATTAATGATCTTCCTAATCTTTATCATATAGTTAATGGCGCTGTTATTTATAAGATTTGGCAAGATAAAGATTTAATTGAAAGAACTGAAAAATTAATTGCTGAAATCGAAGATGGTAAAAAGTTCGTTTCAATGGAATGTATTTTTAGCGATTTTGATTATGCTGTTTCTGAAGCGGACGATGATAGTGGTAATTTTAATGTTGTTGCTAGAGGCGAAGAAACTGCTTGGATAACAAAACATTTGCGTGCTTATGGTGGTACTGGAATGTATGAGAATAAAAGAGTTGGAAGATTATTAAAGAATATAACATTTTGTGGTAAAGGATATGTTGATAAACCTGCAAATCCCAATAGTATTATTTTTGCAAAAGAATTAGCCACCGCATTAAATTGGGATTTTAAAGTTGATTCTGAAATAATTGAAAAAGAAAATGTTACTAATTTAAATGAAGGTGGTGTATATTTAATCGAAACCAATAGCGAGGTAATAATGGACGAGAATGAAAAAAAACAATTAGATGAAAAACTACAAGCTGCTGAAAACAAAGTAGTTGAAGCAGAGAAAAAAGTAGGCGAGTTAGCTCAGACTAACGAAAGTTTGGTGGCAAAGATTGCTGCACTTGAACATGATATTGATGAAAAAGATAGTAAGATTGATGAACTAGTAAAGAGCGAATCTGAATTAAAAGAAGAATTAAATAAGGTTCGCGCTAATGAATTAAAGACCAATAGAATTTCTAAGTTGGTTGATGGTGGAATTGAAAAAGACGTTGCGACTCAAAAAGTAGAACTCTTTATTAATTTAAGTGACGAACAATTTGATGCTGTCGCAAACGAATTAATTTCTGTTGCTAAAATTCTAAAATCTAAATCAGAGGAACCCGCACCAGTAGAAGTAGAAGATACTGAGGGTAAATGTGATAAAGATAAAGATAAGATGAAAGATGGTAAAGCAGAAGATGATGAAGAAGAAGATGCTGCTGGCGAACAAGCCGCAGAAATTCCTGTAGAAGATCTTACTGTTGAACAGCAGTCAGTTGATTTAACTGCCGCATCACAAGTAGAAGATGAAGAAATTAATAATTTACGTAATGAATTAGTGCAAGCTATTTCAAGTATTTTTGGTGTTTCACAAAAAGAAAAGAAAGAATAACATAGAGGGTAAAAATTATGGCGCTAAAAGGCGATAGAAGTTATAACTTAAATGACACTGATATTTCTTATTTCATGAACGTTACCGGCGAACGTGGCGGTATTGCTGTTCATGTAACTGGTGGCTCAGGTGCCGCTATGGATGATGCTGATGC